CACGGCGCTTTTCCCGCAACTGCGTATTGTTGTTTACAATTCGTTTAAGTCAACTGCGGCAGCACCACGTTGGCGCGTTTTCATCCCGACTACGCATGCAATGACAACAGAACTTTACATAGACATCACAACACAAATCAAACAAGTCGTTGAACAACACGGTGTCGGCTACCGATCGGAACAATGGCTCTATAAATGGTTCAAGCGTAACGAAAACGCATCTGAGCTACCGTATCAGAATCATGGCTTCGACTGGTCTAAGACGTATCCAGAAAATCTAATGTATCTCCCGTGCCAAGCTGGCGACACTGATCCCAACTCTAGTTTCTTCCTGGATTTCAAAGACGGCAACAGAAAACCATTATGCGTCCCGGACTGGATTGAACATAGCATTACACCGCAACAGCGTGATCCGGAACCGTTGACACCGGAGTTATTACTGCCGACTCCGCGTCCCGAAATCCCTGCTAACGTCTCTGATAAGATGTGCGGAATGATCCAACGACTACAAGCGCAACATGATGCAGAAATGAACACGGTGCACCAACATCGTATAACATCCGCAATCAATGACTGGCGCACGTGTCCATCCGGATTGCAAAATCATGGCTACTTTATTCTCGGCGCTAAGCTGAAACGATTTGGTTTAGAACTACCAGCAATCCGTGATATACTCCGCCAAGAATCTGGCTACGCACACACTCCGAAAGATCGTTTGAATCAGATCAAAAGCATTATCGACAACATCAGAAGATACTAACCAACAAAAAGGAAAACAAAATTACACACGCATTATCCAAATTTATTCCGTCGCAACCCGGATTTGATCACTCCGACAAAATCGAACCGACGCATCGTTTCAGATTAGTTGATCTGACAACATATGATCACGAAGATTTGCACTATGAATTTCAGGACAATCTCACAGCAACTGAAATCAAATTTACACCAACTGGTCACTGGTATAATCGGACCGACGATGACCCATATGCAACCGAAGAAGATTTTGCTAACGATGTTTGGGTATCCGATAACAAATATCGTTGCGACGGTTATATCAGCAGCGATACCGATTTATCATGGATCGTATTACGCTTTACCGGTGACGATCGCTTTCAACTCTCGCGCCACCCTGACGGTTATCCTCTAGGCATTGTCAGCGAAAACGCTCTTAAAGTATGGACAATATTATCAATGGCTCGCAAGCGCCATCAGTAATGCAATTCATTGCAACAATATGTGATCAACGATCAGGTTAACGCCGGAGATAATGGATTTTCTGGCAGGATATATAAGCGTATAACAAAAAGGATTTTAGACAATGGCTTTTTACGCATTATTGCTATTAACGTTGAGCTACGTTGTCAATCTACCTAGTCGTATGGTGTGATTGGCGACTATGGGTAGTGATGTTTGTTGTCTGTATGATTCAGATGGCATTTAGAGCAGCGTCGAAAAATGATTAACAACAATAATCGGCCACGATGGGATGATACCGCGAAGAAGTTGCGCCTGAAATATTTCGCAACAAAAAGTATGTTCATACCACAACGTGAAAATGATCACACGGGTTCTGGTTTAGAAATTGTCAAGGAATATTTGCTTGATGTTCTTCCGTGGAAGTGGTCAGAAGAATACCTCGGATATGAGCCTGCGATTGTTCCATACGGATTTTGTTATGATGGATATCACGGTGAATTATGGTTTCGCTCCGACGCTGATCTAACGCTTTTTGCAATACGCTTTGCCGAAATGCTAGCCGATTGATATTTGATTAGACGCTTGCTGCCCAACGCTCCGCGTTGGGCAGGACGCTCTTCACTTAGATAGTGCCGCGTACTTTGACCGAACGCTTGCAGCAGACCTTCCGGCGAACTGTCGCGAAATCATTTCCCAACTAGTTCCCTGACGGTTGGCGCCAAGGGTGAGCAACCGTTGTTCATCAGCTTGGCTCCATCGTGCGCCAGAACTCTTGGCCGAACGCTTCTTGGCAGGCTTTTCCGACGCATTAGCAGAGACTGTAGCCCGACGCTCTAGCTCAACTTGCAACGCTATGTTCGCTTCGGTGAGGGTCTGTACGTGGCCGTGAAGCGTCTCTACGTGAGCCTTGGCGTTGCTAAGTTCTCCACCAATTTTCCGTGCAGCGAAGTAAGAATATCCAGAAAGCCCGACCAAAGCCATCTTCATACTATGGATGACTCCCATTTGTTTGATGGTCTCGTGAAGCGCGGGGACAGTCTCGGACCCCGTTACCAATGCTGCATGTGCTAGCAGACCCTGGGGTGCAACCGTTGGTGCCATAATCTCAATCTGTGTGTTCATCGTAGTCTCCTGTTGATTGTGTTCAGCATCTTTGCTGTGCACTGATAATAGCGTCTGCATCAGCGTTGTCAACTGTAAAATGTAGTCAAATATTGCAAAGTTCCACGTTTTTGTGGTATATTCTACGAGTATCGAAAGAACAATAACAATGACGACACGTGAAAATTATTGTCAGAGAACATACGGCATCAGCGAAGAGACCGCGGATAATCTATTAGCACAAAATGCTGGTAACTGTTGGATATGCAACAATCCGCCGAAAGTGCGTGCGTTAGCAATAGATCACAACCATACGGATGGCAACGTGCGCGGCAGGCTCTGTCATCGTTGCAACAAACTACTCGGAACAGTTAGAGATGATCCTGCACTGCTGCTGCAAGCGTATCTCTATGCGAGTTTCTGGGATGTTGTGCAACATTATGCAACACCGAAGCCAGAATTTGCCGGCAGTATCAAGAGCAAAATCCGCCGCAACCGGATAGCAAAAACACGTTCTACGAAGTCTGTAACAATCATCACGAAAAAGTGATCGACTATAAAGCCAAAACAGGGTCAAAACGGGTTAAATCCTGTGTTTACTATAATATTCGTTGCGTAAATAGGTGTGTGAGAAAGAAATACTCACACTCGTCTCGGTTAGATTGGGGATGCATCCCCAACTAACTATAAACAAAAGACGAGGCATATTAGAGATGAGTATCATATTATGTCTATCAAATCACCTGAATACGCCTGTTGGGTTAATATCAAGCACAGAACACGCAACCTGGAACATGCGTCATATCCTGATTACGGCGCCCGTGGTATTAATATCTGCGACGCTTGGTACAACGATTTCGCAGCATTTTTTGCTTATGTCGGACCACGCCCGTCCGCTGCACATAGTATTGAGCGCATCGACAACGAAGGCAACTATGAGCCCGGCAACGTGCGTTGGGCAACCCGCACGGAACAGCAGCGCAACCGTCGAAAATACGTCGGCGGCAAACGTCTAACAACAGAGATGCGCAACGCGATCGTTGCATTGTACGGGCGAGTTTCGCAACGATTTATCGCCGAACAGTTTAATGTATCGCAACCGACAGTCTCTCGGACCATGGCCGCAGCTAACATGCCATACGTTCGCATCGACCGTCACACACGATAATCAATAACAATAACAACAATAGCAACCCGGAGTTTCAAAATAACTCCGGAGTTGCAACGAAAGACAACAATCATGAACACACATGAATCTCTCAAAAACGTTCGTGCACACGCTCTAAGTGATGCACTTAAACGCGACGTTGATTTTGACGCTCATTTAGACGCTGCACTGGACGCTTGCGACAAGGCTCTAGAGATGCTGCGGCAGGCACGTGATGAAATACTTGCAATGCGGAGTACAAAATAATGAACTACAATAATCGACTAGAGACACTGTTTCAACTCGGACAAATCACGGCCGGCGAATACGAATGTGCACTGTTTTTTCAACAAATTTACGACGATGCAATCAATCCGATCGAACACATTCGGCGTGATGCGTTGGTAGTCCTAGGTGTATTCCGAGAAGACATCGGCGCACAAGATTATAACAATCTCGTAGCGTCTATTGGCCTACGTTGTTCTTACTCGGCGATCGGACGCGTTATACACAAATCGCATCACACTGCACGCAAACGGTTTATCAGATCATTGCAGCGGTTCGCGAAGAATTTGGAAGTCCCATGTCACGTTGATAGTAGTAGTTCCAACGCCATGAACTATATTAACCATGGCGAAGAAAAACACAATGCGAGTTGAGAATCAAGAACTATTGAGCGAGATTGAGAAGTCCCGCGAGCGAAACCGCATGACAGATCGTCTGGCCACGCTGTGTATGCAACTGGTTGAAAACTATAGCAGAAGCATTGCATGGAGACAGTTTTACGCCATCGACGAATGTAAATCGGACGCATTGATGACAATGTGCACCGCGTGGCGTGTATTTGATCCGACGGTTGGCACTAATGCTTTTGCATATATGTCAACAGTCTGTCTTAATGCGTTTAAGAAGCGTGCGTCACTAGAGTATCGTCAGTCAGAGTTGGTATCAACGTTAACAGACGTTGCGAGTATTGATAGTTATAGTCCGTTTGATAATAGTGATGAATAACAGATGCCACAACGTCCACCAACTCTACATACATCACGTTCTGTTGACCGTCACAATCAGTATGATAAATGGCGAGTATCATCAACAGAACGTGGTTATGATTACAAATGGCAACGTGTACGTAAACTCAAACTATCATTGAACCCACTGTGTGAACTATGTGATGTAAATGATGTTGTTACTGAAGCATCAATAGTTCATCATATTAAACACGTTGATACTAATCCTGAGTTACGATTAACAATGTCAAATCTGACTTCAGTTTGTCCATCATGCCATCAACAACTACATACTAACGATGATAAGTTGCAGTCATAGTCTACAAGTATAGGGGCAACCCCAAAAAGTCTAGGCTACGTCTACATCGACCGCACGGTCCCTCTTTTTACGCATCCACATAATTTTTAGTTTTGAGATTAACCTATGGCACGGCCAAGACTCCCCGACGAACTGCACGTAATCACCGGAGCATGGGATAAAAACCCAAATCGTCGCAGAACAGGCACACCGAAATCTGAAAATCCATTTGGTAATCCGCCAAAGTATTTTGCGGCTGATGAAAAAAAATGCTGGAAAGAAATACTAGAAAACGCCCTCCCAGGAGTGTTGACAGGTGCCGACCGCTGGGTTGCGGAAACCGCGTGTATCATCATGGCGAAAATGCGCAGACGTGAGAATATGCATGGAAACGAAATGTCACTATTAGTCACGTGTCTATCTAAACTCGGAATGACACCAGTTGATCGCACGAGACTATCTGCAACACCAGACAAAAAAGATACTGACAATCTATACGCTGAATTTGTGAACTGATGGCGCAAAAGAACTATGCAGCAACAGCCGAACAATATTGCCGTGATATAGTATCAGGTAAAATCTATGCGTCAAAATGGACCATCCTCAGCTGCCAACGCCATCTAGACGATCTTCAGAGACAATCAACACCGGGTTTCCCATACAAATTCTCAGAAGCCGCGTTGAATAAATTCTGCCGATTTTGTGAGACGTTCCATATTTTCGAGGGACCGTTGACCGGACAGAACATCGAGTTGATGCCCTGGCAGATGTTTGTGTTCTCGGTCCTCGGATGGCTATGTGATGGCGGCGAAAGGGACGGCAAGAGACGGTTCCGCCGCATGTTGCTTGAAATACCGCGTGGTAACTCCAAGAGCACGATGGGCGCGCTCCTGAGCCTCTGGATGCTGGCATGTGACGGCGAGGGCGGGGCGCAGTGTGTTGCCGCAGGGACTAGCCGAGATGTTGCAAAAATCAGTTGGTTAGCTGCTGCTGAAATGGCGCGTCGTGAGCCAAAATTTATGAAGGCGTTAGGCGTTGAGATTCTTGCACACTCAATAATACAACGCAAAACAGCATCACGGTTTAATCCAATATCAGCAGACGCTAAAACATCTGACGGTAAAAATTTACATTTTTGTCTTTTTGATGAATGTTGGGCATTTCCAACACGAACACTCTATGAGAGTTTAGAGACAGGAACAGCAAAACGTGATAACTCGTTAATGTGTGTAGTCGGTACCGCAGGATTTAACACGGCGTATGAACTCCGGACGTATATTACCAAAATCCTTCAAAAACAACATATAGACGAATCGACGTGGGGTATTATCTATTGCGCTCCCGACGGTGAAGAAAAAAACTTTGCAGATGAAAACGTCTGGAAAGCAGCTAATCCGGGTTTCGGTCGAATGGTTATGCCCGAAGTTATTTCACAGCTTGCCGAGAAAGCTAAAGTTACGCCATCTGCCGTAAACTCGTTTTTAGTCAAACATCTTTGTGTCTGGTGCAACGCCGATAGTGCCTGGATGGACATGCCAAAATGGAATCAGATGCATGATCCGAATCTAACGATAGATCAATTCAAAGGTCAACAATGCTACATCGGATTAGACTTAGCAACACGGTCTGATATTGCTGCTAAAATCAAAATATTCTCACGGATGATCGACGGTAAGCTCCATTACTATATTTTCCCAACAGCTTATCTACCGGAACTAGCCGTTCAAACGTCTGGTAATAGTCAGTACAAAGGTTGGGAGCGGCAGAACTTACTAACGGTTACACCCGGTGAAGTCACAGATTTTGCAGAGATTGAAAGCGATCTGATACAGGATTCTAAAGATTTCCAGGTGCTAAACGTTGGTTATGATCCATGGCACGCTCAACAACTAGCACAACGGATGATTGCTGAAAATATCAAAATGGTTGAAGTTCCGATGAACGTTCGTAGTTTATCAGAACCCATGAAAGCTATTCTTTCGCTGACGTTACAAGGAAGGTTGCATCACAATAATCCGATTCTCGACTGGTGTATGTCAAACGTCGGTTTCGTTGAAGATCGTAACGCAAACTGGTTTCCGAGAAAATCAGTGCCATCGAATAAGATTGATCTTGCAGTTGCAACTATTATAGCAATGGCGCTTGCGATTGAATACGGATTCGCAGAAAAACCAAAGCGAACGATTTTTGTATTTTAATACGGGGTTCCAACACCCGAGACTATATCAGATATAAGCATTGTAATATTTTATGAGCCGTAAATCTCGACGTGCACAATTACGCGCAAATCAACAAAAACCAAGCGCTGGTGTAATCACTCAAAAGTCCGGCTCAGGTTGGTCTAGCGATCCTGCGACTGGACGTTTCTTCGGACCGTCGTTGTCCAGTTCTGGTGTAGCCGTTACACCGTTCACAGCACTGACAGTGCCCGCAATTTATTGTGCCACTCGTGTGATCTCCGAAGACATCGCGCGAATGTCACTGAACGTTGAGCGCAAAACTAGTACTAACTGTTTTGAAACTATCGTGCACCCGCTGAATCAATTGTTTCGGCGTTGGAACATGTGGCAAGGCAAGTATGATGCAATCAGTTTCCTCGCATCGTCATATGCACTACGCGGCAACGCATATTGTGTCATTATCAGAAACAACGACGGAACGCCAGCGTTTCTAGTCCCGATTTCGCCGGATAGTTGCAGCGTGTGTCTCATGGCCGATGGCCGCGTGTTTTACATGATTTCGCACCCGCTGTTGCAAGAATCAGCCGGCATTCCGGTGCGGCAAGAGGACATGTTGCACATCAAAGGGATGTCAGGCAACGGTTACGTTGGTATTAGTCCGATCGCACTACTCGCAGAATCAGTGGGATTATCAATAGCATTACAACAAACAGCGGCGCGAACATTTAGTAACGTCGCAAACATCGCTGGTATCATCGAATATCCCGACACGGTCGGCGCCGCCGAAATGTCACAAATCGCCGAAATATGGCGTCAAAGTTATGGCGGAGTAACTAACGCTGCTAAAACTGCTATTATCGACGGCGGCGGTAAATTCTCAAAAATCGCAATGACTAACGAAGAGTCTCAGTTTCTCGAATCAAGACAATTTGCACTAACGGATATTGCGCGTATTTTCCGAGTGCCACCGCACAAACTAATGATGATTGAATCTGGCGCTGGTGAATCTGCTGCTGGAAAAATGATCGAAGTGCAACACAGACAATATATTGATGAGACGTTGAGACCCTTCACCGAACGCTTTGAAGAAGAAGCAGAGTGGAAACTGTTGATGCTAGACGAACGGCAAACAACCCGCATCCGGTTTGATTACGATACTTTGACTAAGGGCACGGAAATGGATCGTGCTGAATTTTATCAATCAGCGTTAAACAACGGTTGGTACAGTCGAAACGAAGTCCGTGCACGGGAACAGTTAGCACCAATCGCAGGCGGCGACGAATACAGAGTATCAGTACAAACGCTACCAAACGATAAACCAAAGAACAATAACAGTGACGTTAATGACAGTGACGAAGACGTATAGCGCAACAGAATACAAGAGCCTCGCTCCGGATGTTCAACGGACAGCGATCGTGCGCAAGGATTTTGCATCAACGGTTGCAACTACAGATGACGACCGTTCATTGCTGTTCGTGATCTCAACAAACGCTGTAGATAGATCGTTAGATACAATAGATCAAACGGGTTGGGAACTCGCTGATTTTCTGTTAAATCCTGTCGTACTGTGGGTACACAATCTCGAATCAGTTCCCGTTGGCCGTGTTACGAAAATCGGTATAGAAGATAATAAACTCAAAGCCGTAGTGCAATTTGCACCGTCTGATAATCCTGCGGTCGGATCGTTAGCAGAAGGCTTGTATCAGCATTATAAAACAGGATTCCTCTCGGCAACGTCGGTAGGATTCAACGTTATTGAATCAAGCGTATCTGACCGCTGGAATGGAAATGAGCCTGGGCTGAACATTACGAAACAGGCTCTTGTTGAACTGTCATTAGTAACTGTTCCAGCAAATCCGCAAGCACTCATTGAAAGAACATCTAACGAAATTCCGGAGTCCATTGTGACTCCTGATGACGCAACAAAATCATTGAAAAATAATAGCAATGCTATGTTGCGTGCACGGCGCTCTAGGCGGTCGGCGTCTCTCTGTCTCTCTAACCGTCATTAGCGCATTCCGCGCAACACTGACTTGACCACATTATTTTCAACAACTATCAAAACAGGATCATTATAAAAATGAGCAGAATTTTTGAACTAAAGAACAAGCGTACGAAGCTTGTTGACGAATTTAAGGCGATCGTAGCGAAGGACGCTGATCGCCCCGACGATGAAGCAACTCCGGTCGAAGAGACTGATCGTCTGAAGGCGATTGAAGCCAGCATTGCGAAACTCGACGCGAAGCTCGCCGCTATGTCTAAGGCCGAGTCTCTCGACGATGGCGAACAGGTTACGAAGAGCGCTGAAGACGGCACCGATCCGGATGAAGAGTCTCCGTCATTCGGTGAAAAGAGCCTTCAGGGACTGGCAACGAAGCAGTTTGGTTATGGTCGCCCGACCGTAGCTGCGCAGCCCGCAGTGAAGATCGAGAAGGGTCTACAGGCCGCCCGGTTCGTCATCGGTAAGGCGTTGAGCCGTTTCCATGGCGAACGCGCTGCTGCTGACATTATCTCAAAGCGTTTCAACGACGAAATGGTTGCTAAGAGTCTTCTGAGCGTTGGTGCCGCAGGCTCAAACGTAATCCCAACTTATTTCTCAACTGACATTATCGAACTACTTCGTCCGCTCGTAGTTGTTCGTAATATCGGAACGATGATTGTTGATACGACCGGTGGAAATCTAACCATTCCTGCTCTCTCAGGTGCCGCAACCGCGTCGTGGCAGACGGAAAATGCAGACATTGCTTCGTCTGTCGAAACGTTTAGCGACGTTGTTCTCGGTAATCACAAGTTGACTGCTCTTGTCCCGGTATCAAACGATCTTATCCGTCGTTCGCCGGTTGGTGTTGATGCGATCGTGCGCGATGATCTACTTCAGGTTGTTGCCCGTGCTGAAGACCTCGCATTTCTCACTGGTGCAACAGGTGGCTCTAATCCTGTCGGTATCAAGAACATCACTGGTATTCAGAATTTTTACGCTGCAACATCTGGTGCTGCTGGTTCGCTCGGTTCTGCTGCTACGTCAAATCTTTCTGACGTAACTTACGCGGTAAATGCTGCTATAACCCGACTGCAAATGGCCAACGCCAGATTCGTTAACCCCTGTTGGATTATGAGCCCGATGGCTCGTAACTTCCTGGCAACTCAACGGGATGCAGTCGGTGGCTTTTTTGTTTACGAACAAGAACTTGCGAAGGGCACGCTGGCTGGCTACCCGGTGTTTACAACTTCCGTGCTTCCCAACAACATTGCGAATTATGGAGCGGCTGGTGCGGCTGGCAACACTCGCGGTCAAGACATCTTCCTACTCGACGCCGCCGATCTTATCATCGGTGATACTCTAAACGTTGCGTTGGACGTCTCTGATACCGCTTCGTTTATTAACGGTTCAACTCTGACTTCTGCGTTCTCGCAGGATTTGACGCTGTTCCGCGTAATCAAGGAAACTGATCTCGGTTGTCGTCACCCGACTTCAATCGTCAATATCAAGACAGATTCATGGTGCCTATACTAAGCCGCTGATATCGTTATCATTTCCGATGATAGAGAAACAAATAACTCTCTATCATCGGAGCGTGATACAATAATGCTATTATGAATAAACCATTTTACATTTACGTCTTACGTGACCCTCGCAACAACGCCATTCGGTATGTGGGGTTCACGACGAAAACCCTAGAAGAACGGTTAAGTGGACATATTTCTGACCGAAGAGATGGTACACACAAAGCAAACTGGTTGTTGCAATTATACAGAATGAAACTGAGACCAATCATTCAACCGATTTTTACATGGGATGATCCCAACGTGAATTGGGGAATGATAGAGAAAAACTGGATAAGAGAACTTCGTAACCTTGGTTGGGATTTAACTAACGAAACTGATGGTGGTGAAGGGACATCTGGTTGGAAACATACCAAAGAAACATGTGAGAAGATGTCTAAATCAGCTAGGGGTAAAATAATCTCGAAAGAAACACGCCAAAAAATCTCCTATGCACTAAAAGGCCACGAGGTATTACAACACACCCGCAATAAAATCTCCTACGGCCAAATAGGAAACAACAATGCAGCCGGACATAAAAACTATACAAAAGTAACACAATCCATAGTTGATGAAATTAGAGGTAGATTGACTGGCCAGCGTGGTGAACAAACTCTTTTAGCTAACGAATATGGCATTTGCCAACAGAATATCTCATGTATCGCTTGCAACAAATCTTGGTATGATCCTAACTACACACCGATAGAAAAACAAAAGAATGACAACTATTATCACTTTCAATAAATCCCACGGACCGTATAACAAAAACGATTCCGCTGGATTTGAACCGCATGTTGCAGACGCATTAGTTAAAGCTGGCTACGCCGTGTACCACGCTCCACCTAACGCTCTAGCCGACGCTACTAAAACGGTGAACAATAAAACTAACACAAAACGTCTCAACGTAGTCCGCAAATAATGATTGCAAATTATCTCGTAACTCCACCAACCAATTATGCTGTAAGTCTTGCGAGAGTCGCACAGCATCTCTATGTTGATAACACGACGGATAATGAGATAATCAGCACTTACGTCGAAGCGGCAACATCATATCTCGAAACTATCTGCAATCGTGCTTTTATCACTGCATCGTATCAAATGGTATCAACTAGTACGCCCGATCCGTTGAACAGCGTCCCGTTAACAAATGGCGCGATCCCGGTGCTGCCGCTATGGGCAAACTTTCAGCCACTGCTCCGCAGAATGAATCTCGCACGTTCTCCACTACAATCCGTTTCAAGTATCGTCATAAACCATCAGTACTACGGAACATCAACAACGCTAAATTCTGCAACAGATTATAATGTTGATACTCTCTCAACGCCTAGCGCAATCATCTTCAATCAGTTTGCATTCTCGACAAATGATCAGATCGTTATTAACTATACCGCTGGTTACGGACCGTCACACACAAGCGTTCCGAGAGCGTTGCAACAAGCTATAATGATGCTCACAGCACATTTTTACAGAAATCGTGGTGACGATAGTTCTTCAGAGATTCCCGCCGTTGTGATGCAACTCATTCGTCCATTCAAAATCCCGAGTTTCGGAAGTATCTCCGCAGATGGCAGATAAATTTCCAAGCATCGGCGAACTCCGCCATCCGATAACGATTGTCAAAATAACACAGTCGCCAGCGTCGGACGGAACGTTAACCGAAACTCTGACGACGATTGCACAGACTCGCGCAAAAATCGAACAACCGGGTCCGATCGTAATGTTGAATCAGATTCAACTCGGAATCAATGTCTACAGTCACAAATTTAGTTTCCGTTATGTTGCGAACATTGATCTACAATGCGGCATCACAAGAACTATCAGGTTGCCGAATGGTTCGACGATAACAGAGAACTATAAAATAAATCGCATTATGGACATAGAACAGTTGCATAGATTTCTTGTAGTCGAAACTACGTTAGAATCTCAATGAAACTCGAAATCAAAGTAACTGATTTTGCGACTGCTGAATATAAGCCATCGGAACTAAAAAAGATTTTTCGCGCCGCCTCGACAGAGATTGCTCAGATAGCTCGGCAAATGCTCCGAAGCGCACCGTCGAACGGACGCTTGTACTACGGTTCCGGTGGCGCTAATACGGATCGTCCGTATAAGCCGGGAAGGCATCACGCTAGCGCCCCTGGCGGCATCCCGGCGCAGTTTACGGGCGCCACGGCGTCAAAAATCAAAGGCGTTCCGTTCAAAAACGGCGAAGGATTTTTCGTAAAATCCAATGCCTTTTGGTCCAGTGCGTTGGAATATGGTCACGCAACGAAAAAAGAAAAAGCGTCTGGTAGACCGTTTTTAGATAAAGCGTTGGCGCTACGGTCCGACAGCATCACACAGCGAATACAAGTCGCTATCGAACAAGACATCAAATTCGTCAAAGAAAAAGTTCCGAGAAAATAGATTAAACAATAGAACACAGTAGTTCCAACGCTTCGCGCTATATTAGACATGGACATTCAAGCCGTCATCTCTCAACTCAAAACATATGCACCGATTTTTAGTAATCGTGTTGCAGGTGCTGCGGAGTTTGCACAGTCGATTGAGAAACAGGTATTTCTAACGTTACCTGCGGCTTATATTATACCGACTGGTGATGTCGCAGAAAGTAACAACGAAGGCACAAACTGTCTATTTCAGCGCGTTAGAGAAAGTATTACAATCTCTATTGAGCTAGATAACTCGACAAATCGCCAAGGCACTGTTGCGATAACATCTGTTGAGACTGTGAAATACGCAGTTTTTGCCGCGCTGCTGAACTGGCGCATTGATCCAAATAATTGTCCGCGTGGTTTAGAATATGATGGCGCTGGCCTTGGTACAGTTGATCGCGGGCGTTTATGGTGGGAGATGCGTTTTGTATTAGAGCGAATCATCACAGACGACGATGGATTCCATATCACTGGTGATACATTAAACACAATCGAAACTGATATTCAAATCACTGATACAAACGCGGTGCCGCTAGTTACGCCAGATATTCTCATTAACACTGTTACAAATCTCCAGGACTAACATTAGATGCAAGTCATTCCCGCCGCTGGTCGCACAATCAGAAATCCATACACATACGTTTTGCTCTCTGCAAACGATCCAACAAACGTTCCCGACAACGATTTTTTCTGGACGCGTCGTGTAATAGATGGCGATCTTATCGTTGTAGAACAACCGAAGAAAATCGAAGACTAAAACACTAAACTACAGTCGGATGTTTTGTCCGACATATTTTAAGGACAAATCATAAATGACTATCCAGTTCCAACATTACAGTTTCACAAATCGTGTTCCTGGCGTCTACGCAGAAGTAAACAACAGCAATGGTAACACCGTGCAGGCTCAGTATCGCACGTTGATCATCGGTCAGATGCTCGGTACTACTGGTCTAACCGGTGTTCCGAACGTCCCTGTGATTTCCAACGGTCCCGCAAACGCTGCTGCAATTTACGGCAACGGCTCAATGCTCGCGGACATGGTTGCAACGTATCAGCAAAATGACACTTTCGGCGAACTGTGGGAACTGCCGTTAGCCGATGACTCTGGATCAACGAAAGCTAGCGCTAACGTTTCGTTCCTCGGCACTGCAACAGTAGCCGGAACATTTGCACTATACGTAGCCGGCGATCGTTTTCCGGTTGGTGTTTCCGTTGGTGATACCGACGTGATCGTTGCTACTAACGTCTGCAAAGCGTTGTGTCAGCAGACGTTGCAAGTGACGGTGTGGATCGGAACTAAGCAGTTAGCGTTGACAAACACAACGACACCGCTGCTTTGCACTGATGCATCAACTGCAACAATCGCTAGCGCTACTCCGATCGTTTTCAAATATCTACACGGCTGCATCGTAGGTAACGACACTCATCTCCGTCTAAACTACGGCGGCGCACCGGCTGGTGAAGTCGCTCCCGTAGGCATTGCAGCAACCGTAACCGGATTCACTGGCGGCACTGTTAATCCATCTCTAACAACTGCTCTTGCAAATCTCGGTGCACAAACTTACGATTTTATCATTGTGCCTTACAACGACACTACATCGCTCAATGCTATTCAGAATCTTTTGAATGACACGAGTGGCCGTTGGGCATGGTCTCAGTCGCTATTTGGTCACGGTTTCGCTGCTATCAAAGGCACACTCGGAACGGTTACTACGTTCGGTGTTGGACGTGATGATCAGCATATGTCTGTGCTGCCGATGTATGACACTCCAAGCCCAACTTGGGAAATTGCAGCAGCATTCGGTGCACAGGTTGCAATCTCACAGCGCGCCGATCCTGCATTGCCCGTGACGCAAGTTCCGTTGATTGGAATTTATGCCCCACCAATACAGAATCGTTTCCAACTGTCTGATCGTAACACGCTGCTGTATGACGGTCTGTCAACGTATGTTGCTGGTAACGATGGCGTTGTGTATCTCGAAAGAGTTGTGACAACGTATCAGACGCAGCCTGTGACTGGCGCAATCGACAGTAGTTACCTCGACGTTGAGACAATGGGAACTCTTGCATGGATCATCCGTGATCTGCGCGCTTGGCTCTCGACAACGTTTGCACGTTCGAAGCTGGTTTCCGATGCTACTAAAATCGTCGGATCAATGTCGGGATTTGTAACCCCGAATCTCGTTAGACTCAGTGTTATCCAACGTTACAGATATTATGAAGGTATCGGCATCGTACAGAATGGCGACATTGTATGCCCGCAGATCGCAGTTGAAAATCGCGGGAATGGTTTCCTGGCAGTTCTGTTGCCGCCCGATCTCTGCAATCAGCTACGCGGTGTTGCGGTACTTGTTAAGTTCAATAAAAGTTAGAACTAAGCCATTGATAACAAACGATTTTATAGTATTATAAGGAAAACACTAAAATGGCTAACAATCAACATAGATTAACTGGTATCACCTTGTTTTCAATATCGGGCGGTTATTGGGACGTCGTGGACGATATATCTTACTTTCCGGGTGGCGCAACTAGAGAAGAACTCGGGAACATGTCCGGACCATCCGCTGATTTCGGCGAAAAATATCAAATCGGCTGGATCAAAGCGAAACTCCGTTCGCGTGGTAACAACAGCGTTGCCGACGTTGCTGCATTAGATTCAGCACACGTTGTTGTTGAAACAGCTTCCGGCAAGGGCATTTCTGGCTTCCCAATGTATTGTGTCGAACCCCCAGAAGAATCCACCGCAGAAGCATCGTTTACTGTGACGTTCAAAGGTCCAGTGACTATTACGACGGTGTAACAATGACTGAGAAAACGTTTACACTAAAACGTCCGTTGAAAAAGTCCGATGGTTCGGTTGTCTCTGAAATCACTTTGAGACAACCGACAGTCGGTGATTTGCTACAAGCGCGAAAAACCGAGGACAATATTGATGCTGTTATGATCAGTCTGTTGTCCGGCGTGCATCTACTGTTAGTCGAAAAGCTCGCTTTTAGTGATTTCAAAAAAATTACTGCATGGATCGCTGTTGTTTGTAATACAAACTCAAAACGTGAGAAGAATCTAGAGCAAATAACGTATTCACTAACTAAGACAGTGAATACCGGCGGAAATCGTTATACACAGATCACACTTGAAGAGCCATGTGCCGGCGATTTCCTAAAATCGCGAAAAGCAACTGATACGTATCTACAAGGCGTGAAACTAATCGAGTTAGTATCTGGTACCTGTCTCGAAGCCGTCGAAGCGTTATCAATTGCTGATTATACAGATGCCATGGATTTTCTCGCGGATTTTATGTGAACCGTTGGTGTTATGACTGGCGAGAGCGTATAGCTGATCTCGCATTTTTATACCACTGGTCACCAACGGAATGTTACAAACTCTCTGGATCAGAAATACTGTGGTGGTATAATCAAGCGCACCGCATCGCAAAAGAACAACGAAATTTACTAGCTAGTTGAGAACAAATAAATGGCAAATGGCTCAACGAAAGTAGTTGTTAGTGTAACTGATAATGCAACATCTCGGTTAAAAAAAATCAACGAAGCGATGTCGGGCTTCGGAAAAACAACCAACGCTGCCGGCAAAAATGTCTCACAACTCGGCAAGCTAGAAGCGAATCTATCGAAGCTCGGAAGCACGGCCAGCAGCGCATTTGGGAGTCTCACAAAGACGTTTGGACCGGCCGGCGTCCTTGCTAGCGTCGGAAGCGTTGCCGGGCTTGTAGCGATGGCTCGGGCAACCGCCGAACTCAATCTAAGCCTTCAGCGTCAAGCGGTGTTTGCAAATACTAGTACGACCGCGCTACAGCGATACAAAACCGCTGGCGCGGCAATCGGCGTTGGTGACGCATACGCAAAATCAATCGCCGGTGTTGAGAAAATCCGGCAACGGATGGCAATACATAGCGCCCTGACACCGTCGAACAACAAGGCGCAGCAAAAGCCGCTGGACTGAATTTTGCGGGCAAAAACTCTGAACAAATAATGGAAATGCTTGGGGATTTTGCGAAAAAGAAAGGCAGCGAAGGCGTTCCTGCTGAGTTACTTGCTGATTTTCTAGAGAAATTCGGTGTTGATCGCGAAATGGTTCCGGACATGATTAAATCCGGTGGTAAAGGACTAAAACAGAAAGCCGATGCGATCAAAGTACATCCTGTTACGAAAGAAGATCAATCAGCATCTGAAGAGAGTCAACGCGACGCTACTGAGTTAGACGCGGCGCTGCATAATCTACAGGTTAAAATCTCGACTTATATTGAGCCGATGAAGCACAAACTAACGGAACTTGGACTTTGGCTCACAGATACCGCCGCTGATAATCCGTTAGTTGCGATTCTGGGCGGATTGTCGGCGTCGTTTGTAGCAATGCGAATCGGCTTTGGGCTCCTCGGCGCGACGCTAGCAAAACTCGGTATCACTGCTGCCGCCGCTGGTGCTGAGGCCGGTGCTGCGGCAACCGCCGCTGGTGGTGGGGTAGCCGCCGCTGCCGCTGCCGCTGCCGCGAGGCTTGCCGGTCCTGTGGGAGTTGCAGCAGCTATAATGCATCCGAGTGCAACTAACGTCGGCGAAAAAGAATTTCTCGAAAAAGAGCGCGCAAAAACCGCGGCACAACGCAAAGCCGATATGGACCCGTTCGCAAACGTGCCCGGTAATGACAATAACAACAACGGTGCAACAGACGGCGGGTGGCTCAGTCATAAACTCGACACATTGATTGATAGCATCAAACAATTGTTCGGCGGGGGTGGAGCAGGCTCCGGCGCTGGGTATCCGGGCGGGGATAATCCAAACGGCGGTGGTAATCCCAACGGAAACTTTACGCCCGCGATGGCAGCGGAAACAAGACAGAAAATCACCGATGCGTATAGAAAAGCGGGTTATGATGACAATGCAATTGCTGCAGTAATCGGAAACTGGTCACAAGAATCTAGTCTAAATCATTTATCCGGAATTGGCACGCAACATGTTGGACTTGCGCAGTGGGACCCAACCCGGCAGCGACAATTTCAATCGGTGTACGGACATCGAATGGAACAATCATCACCGGATGAACAAATAGCGTTTTCTATCCGTGAGTTAGCATTAAATCCTGATTATGCTGAAACAGAACGTGCGTTACGCGATCATACAAAATCAGGTGCGGAGAAAGCCAGGGTTTATAATAAAAACTTTGAGCGATCCGGAGATAGCGATACACCGCGAATTGCTAATACACAACGCGCACTCCCGCTGATTCAGCAACAACCGGTGCAAGTCACAATAACACACACAAGCGACGCTCCAAACTCAAAAATCGCAACAACATCTAACACAGGTCGTGTCAACGTTAAACAAAACGTAGCGCCGACATTTGCCCAGGCATCGAAATAATGAACATTCTGTACACATTGTTGCCGGCGTCGTTTAACGGTATCTCGTTCAACGTACAACAATGTTCGATCAAAACTGGCCGCAGAACCGCGGTACATGAATATCCAAATCGTGACACAATTTACGTCGAAGACCTCGGCCAAGGCATGACAGCGTATTCTATCACGGGATATCTCGCGTGTAATTACTCATTTGCAGCGTTAACAACTCTGATTTCAGCAGTTAACAAACCCGGTCCAGGTACATTCATCCATCCGGCGCTTGGCACAAAAACAGCATCATGTGTTTCATTCGAGTCAGAAGAATCTTTCGACCGAGTTGGCGCAATCTCGTTTCGTGCAGTATTCTTAGAAACAACGGTGTTATTGTATCCGACAACGGTCGCAGACGCAAAACAGAGTCTACTTGATAAAATCAACAACGTTCGCGCAACGATTGCATCCGTGTTGTCACCAGTACTATCAGTCTACGGCTTCGTACGTTCCGCGATATCTCAGGTGATGCTGTTCAAAAACGTTGTACAAAGTCTCATAGGTTCAGCATCAGGTATATTCGGTGCAGTTGCATCGTTAGCATCTCCTGACAAATCGACTGACTACGGTTACGTCACATCTAAAGCGCAAACGTATTCACAATATACCGACGAAACCTCTGCTTTGCAGGCTTATCAACAATGTTTGCATACTGTCGCTGTAGCAGCATCTGCTATCGACCCGACAAATCCAGATACAATAACAGCTTATACTGTGGCGATTAGTGCTACGTTTGTTGACCCAGCATCCGCCGTAATATCTCTCTCAACGTTAGCGCAATTCCAATCGACGGCTACGGATATAGTTTCTGTAGCCGTTGCAACAGCATTGCGTAGATCAGCTATTGCGGAACTTGCGGTAGCAGTTAGTGAGTATCGTGTAGACTCGTGGACAGATGCAACGAATCTGATTGCAACGGTTACACCGATTATTGACACTGAGATTACTCTCGCTGGTGATGCAGGAGACGACCTGTCGTATGCTGCTCTAAAACAGTTGCGCGCAACATTAGTTGAAAGCCTCGTGCAACAAGGTTTGGCGGCGCCCGTTGTTAGATATTTGTCAGTTGCTCCGGTCAATAGTTCACCGGGGTTAGTTTTAGCATTCCGGTTGTATCGTGATATAAACCGTGTGCAAGACGTATCTCAAACAGCGTATCACCCAGCGTTTACGCAGTATCAAAATCCACCGTCGTCTACGTAGTTCCAACGCACGAGACTATATTATTCATGAGAGTGAGAGTAATTTTTTAATGGCGATGGACGCAATTGATACGGCGACGTTTAACTACTCAGTTGCGCAAGGTGATACTGCAACGGCGCAATCAGTTCTGAATAGAAATTCTACGCCGCCTCAAAACAATTCGAATACGTCAACGCCAAGCAGCACAGCTACAACGGATAATTCTAATTCAAATTCTAATCAACCGAATACTCCGCCGAAGAAATTTGATAACACTGTTACGTTGACCGTTGGTAACACGTCGTACACAGGCTGGACATCAGTGCAAGTGTCACGATCTCTGGAATCATTTCCGAGTGTTTTTGCGTTTTCTGCTTCGGAAAAATATCCTGGCGGACAGTTTCCGAAGATAGCACCGGGTGCTAATTGTTCGATTTATTTCGGAAAAGACTTGGTGTTGTCCGGGAAAATTGATTCGTATAATCCGAGTTTCAATTCGCATTCTCACAACGTATCTATAGTTGGCCGTGGTTTATGCTCACGATTAGTCGATTGTGCAAGCGATCTCCGTAATCAGATGTTTCAGATTCAAGCACAGACGTTGTCGCGATTTATACTACCGTTGATCGCGCCGTTTGGTATCTCGTTGTTGCAACCAACCGGTGACGTTACTATTGATGCAATCGCGGTGCAAGTCAAACTCGGTGATACGCCGTGGGCGCATATATCGGAAGCCGCGCAATATGCCGGGATGCTCGTTTACGAATCACCGGACGGCAAAGTTATTATGTCAAAAATCGGCACGACAACTCACAAATCCGGCGTAAAAGAAACTGTAAACGTCGAAGAAGCAGCGGCTATCTTCGATATTTCACAACGATTTTCGCATTATTATTATCTCAATATGGATATGCCAGCGCAAATTGTCGGTGGTGGATATGCACCGGTTGATCCGTCACAAGTTGTCGTAGATCATGCATTTGATGCAGGTGGCTCGTGTAATCCGACTGATGTTCCGGCGCAGCCAGGTACAACAACATATCGTCCGCGATGGTTAGTTGCCGACAGCCGCATTACTCCAAAAGGTATTGATATCGTAATGTTGCGCGCAAAATGGGAAGCCGCGCGGCGGGCAGGGCGCTCACAATCTATACACGTGTTAACTGATTCCTGGCGAGACATAACCGGCAAACTGTGGGAAATCAATACATTGATCCCAGTTTCGATTCCAACGCTGCACGTGACAAACGTAAACTGGGTTATTGCGGACGTTGAGTTTATTTTTGATGATCACGGAACACACGCTAATCTAGTGTTGATGCCGCCAGCCGCGTTGATGCCGGAACCAACAGATTTGTATCAGCTAACACAAGCAGATCGGGCGGTTATATTTCCAAGTCATTTCCCAACTGCGCCGGGCGCCGCCGCTACACCAACACCTGTAACTGCTTCAACACCAGCTTCAACTCCTGCTTCAACATCAACATCAACATCAACATCAACATCAACATCAACATCAACATCAACATCAACGAAATAACAACTAGATGATTTCGCAAGGCAATCTCACGCTCATCGACGATACCGGAAAAGTGCAACTCGTACAGATTCAGTCGTCCGGCGTGCAGTTACACAGTGATATTCCAGTGTTGATGCACTACGGTTTTTCAAGCAATCCGCACCCCGGCGCGCAAGCTGTTTTCGCGACCGTTGGTGATAATCGTCAAAACAGTGTTGTTGTTGCTGTCGGTGATACTCGTTATCGTATTGCGCAAACGGCTGGTGAAGTGTGTATTCACGACGATCTCGGGCAGCAAGTCCGTTTAACACGTGGTGGTATCGTCATTAACGCAGGTTCAAATCCGCTAACTATCAATGCTTCCGGTGGATGCATTGTCAACGGATCAATGACAATGACCGGAACGCTTACAGCAACTAATATTTTCGCTGGTAGTGTTGATCTATTGAATCACGTGCATAACGGCGTGCAATTAGGGGCAGCAAACACGGGTGGTCCACATGGTTGATCTCGCAATTGATTTGTTATCTGACACAATTGACGGCGATCTCGCGTGGAACACTCTCGGTGATGATCTCGCAACTGCTACAGATGATCTCGTAACTAACGTTCTTGTTAGTATTTTCACATGGCGTACATCAAACTACGATGATCGCGGTGGCTATTGGAACGACTGCTTAGAAGATATTCCGATCGGTTCCAGACTCAGAGAACTATATCGTAATAAGAAACTCCCGCAGACGCTTGGTTTAGCTCAGGCTTATGTCACAGAATCACTGCAATGGTTGATCTCTGACGGTCTAGTCAAAAGCTTTACTGTTACAACGTTTTGGTTCAACGTGAACTGGCTAGCAATTGAGATTACTGTAACTAAACTCGACGGAACATTACTTCCGATCAATATTACATCGAAGTTGTAAACAAAATGGCATGGCTCCGCCCGACATTAACCGCGCTAAAGCAGCAAATCATAAACGATATTCAAGCGCAGTTGCCCAGTGGTTCTGTGCTCAGTCGTTTCAATATTCTACGAATACTCGGAACAGCGTTAGCCGGATTATCGTATCATCAACACGGCCATATTGACAACGCTGCACAACAAGCAGTACCGTTTACTGCAACCGGGACAGCGTTAGTCGCTTGGGCAAATTTCCGGGGATTATCACGCAACTATAGTAGCGCAGCAGTCGGAACATGTAGCGCAAAAAATGGTACGATCGGAAGCGTTTTGCCGATCGGAACATTGTTAAATCTGGGCGACGGCACACAATACTCAACGACCGCCGCTGCAACTGTAGACAGCGTTGGAAATATCAGTGTGCCGATTATCGCGACTGCGTTCGGAGCAAACGGCAATCAATCGTACGGTGTAGCGTTGTCGCTAGCATCTCCGATCGTCGGTATACCAACGTCGTTTACAGCGTCTGCTATCACTGGCGGCGCAGATGACGAGTCTGATAATAGTCTGCGTAGCCGGATGCTAGCTGCGTTTGCTGCGCCCGCACAGGCTGGGAATACCACTGATTACGGCGCCTGGGCGTTGGCGGCGGATGTCGGCGTAACGCGCGCATGGACCGTTCTGAGCGGCACGGGACAAGTGACGGTGTATGTGATGTTCGACGGCACCTACGGTTTTCCAACCGGCACCATGGGCACGGCAGCGCTAGAATCTCGCGGTGCGGGTGCGGCAACTGGTGATCTGTTGCTAGTCGCAAATTACGTCTATCCATTGCGACCGGTGACTGCACTCGTTTATCTCAGTGCTCCGATACCGTTTCCGATCAACATTTCGATCCAAGGTCTCGGATCAACGTCAAGCACGTATTCTGCTGCTATATCCGCTGCTATCTCAAATATGCTGCTAGTGTCTGGTGATCCGCTACGGACGTCGTTGTATCAATCACAATTTGAAGAAGCGATTGCATCCGTTCCTGGTATCGGAAATTTTAATCTACTTTCTCCGAATGCAACAATAACTCCTGCGCTGGGCTATCTTCCAACACTCGGCACAGTGAATTTTTCGTAATATGACAGCAACAAATTCTCCGCTTGATAACACTCCGAACGGTATTTTCGCTGTTTCTGATTTTACGTCTGCGTTGTTAGCGTTGTTACCACGCGGTGAAATCTGGAAAAAAATATCAGGAAGTGTTCTTTCGACAGTTTGCACGGCATTCGCAGGAGTTTTTGTCAGAGTTAATCAACGATCACAGGACTTGATCAACGAAAGCCCCCCGGTGGGCAATACAACCGAGTTACTAACGGAGTGGGAACAAACACTCAGTTTACCTGATTCGTGTGGATTCAATTTAGGCACGACGCTACAACAACGTCGTCAAGCGGTTAAAGCAAAGCTGTTGTTAAATCCCGGATCATGTTCTGTTCCGTATTATATAAACTATCTCAGTGCGGTCGGTTTAACTGCAACTATAACCGAGTTCACATCGTTTCAGATCGGATCGTCAAGAATCGGGCAACCGTTGAATGATCCGTCTTGGTGTCACGCTTGGCAAATCAATATGCCGCTAGATACTACACCAGTGTTTTTTAGTGCTGGACAATCATCTGCCGGTGATCCGCTGCAGTCGTGGGGCAATCCTGGCGTGCTTTGTATTATACAAAAAATCAAACCAGCGCATACAGTTGTGCTAGCGAGTTTCAGCTAATGTTTCAAATTGATAATTCCAACGGTAACACAATCGCATCGTCGATGCCAACGCTATCAGCAGCCGCGACGGCGGGATGGTTCTCAAACGGTAACCCAACGATCGGTATACAAGCGACGGTTCTGACACAAGATTTTATGAATCAGTTACAAGCGGAACTTCTAGCTGTTCTAACAGCGGGTGGTATTACGCCGTCGAAAACTGTTAATAATCAGTTGCAACAGAGCATTGCAGCACAAATCGGTCAAAGTTCGGGTATGCTCTACGGTCTACAGCTATCAAACGACGCCGGAACACCGAACACAAAAGTTGATATTTCAATCGGCGCGGCATCTGCTAGAGAAATCGGAACCGGAGTTATCAACGTTACATCACCGTTGATACTCGATTGCACGACCGTTGGTGCAAATGGCTTAGACACCGGATCACTAGCAGCATCAACGTGTTATCATGTTTTTGCTATCGGAAAACCGGGATCAACCGCAGCGTTTGCGTCAACGAGTTTAACACCAACGTTGCCAGCTACATATACGCAAGCTCGCAGAATCGGATCAGTGATCACTGATAGTTCTAGTCACATTCTCGGATTTTCGCAGTTTGGTGATGAATTTTTGTTAAACTCTCCGGTCAATAACGTCACTACATCAGCGCTCGGAACAACAGCAACAACATATACGCTAACAGTTCCGGTGGGCGTACGGGTTAATGCTCTAATTAGAGCGTCCGGATCAGCAGCCGCTCTATGGATGCTGTTATTAACTCCGATGGATGTTGCAGCAGAAGTTCCAAATACACCGACTGGCAACGTGTCTTTGACGGGACCAACGTCGGTTACAAGCGCTAGTAATTTTAATATACGAACTAATACATCTGCACAAATCCGCGCTGTCTCTAGTGTTGCATCAACGTCAATGTATGTCACTACGTACGGTTGGCAAGACACACGCGGGCGCGTAGCGTAAGGAAATAAACAACAATGTTTCAAATTGATACACCAACTGCTGTTCCGAGTATGCCGGCGCTCAATGTTGCAGCAACACCAGGATGGTTCACGTCCGGCAATCCCACCTCGGCGCAACCGGCGACCGTTGTTAGTGCTGACTGGCTTAATCAGTTACAGTCAGAATTACTCGCGATACTAACGGCAGGCGGTGTTACACAGTCGAAAACCGTATTAAATCAGTTACAAACCGCAATCTATAATCAGATTCCAAAGCCGTCAACTACAGCCCCGCTGATGAATAATGCGGCTGCGACCGGCACATCAACGTTGTTCTCTCGCCAAGATCACGTGCATCCCGTGGACACCTCGCGTTGCGCCGCCTTGTCGGCTCCGCAATCTAACAGCAACGGTTGGTATATGTCGTTTCCGAACGGATTTATAATTCAAGGTGGGTGTCTCAGTGATGGTTCCGGATGGTCGAATCATTATTTTCCGATCGCATTCCCGACCGTTTGTGCGTCTGTGCAAATTAACGAAGGAGCGGTAAACTGGGGCGGATGGAACGGCGGATTGAGTCCCACTATTCACGGATCAGCAAACCAAGGACGTCTTTATTTTCTTCGAGGTTCATCTGGTTGGAACGGTAGTTCTTGGAATCTCGGAAATTTCACTTATTCATGGACCGCGTTTGGTTGGTAATAATTAAAAAGTAAACCCTTCAGGTATTTGAAAAATGGACAACACAGGCGTTAAGTATTATTCACCATCAGACAACAGTTTTTACCCAGACGAGTTACGCCAACTCTATGAGTCAGCCGGAACATGGCCGGCTGACGGTGTTGTAGTTACGTTAGACGTGTGGATTACGTTCACTGGCAATCCTCCGAACGGGTTTGTACGCGGCAACATCAACGGACAACCGGGTTGGGTAGCGCTGCCAGCGCCCGTGTTACCGACATCATGGACCGTTTCTGCACAATTGCTACGGACGCGCCTTCAGGCAGTAAATCTCTGGACACAAGCGGCAACAGCATTGATGTCAAATCCGGCGTTGATGCTCGAAGTTTTAACGTTGTCGGACGGGGTGTCAAATACCGATCGCGACGTTATTACAATGCTCAACGCCATCGGCGCAGACCCTGCAGTTATTCTCGCACGTCCGTAATCCGCAATGAGTAACATCGTCACGATAATCAACAACAAACGTCAGGTGATCGTTGACGCATATAATAACAACACAATTGTTGTTTCAGACACTAAACGCAATATTTTTGCTGTAAAATCTCAACAAACACTTTCACAGAGTTTCGACGTAAAATCCCCGAGTGACAGCGATATCTACAGCGTCGATTTTAGCGATTGGCTCAGCGTTGATACAATCGTTAGTGCAACCGTCGCAGCAAATCCATCGGGGTTAATTATTGGAACACCTGTTGTTGCGAACAATTGTGTGACAGTTCTGTTGAGCGGCGGTTCCAGTCCCGTTGAGTATATTGTTACATATACAGTTGTAACAGCGTCGGAACAGAACGTTGTGCAAACCGTAATTTTACCCGTTGGATAATATAACAAAAATGACATGCAACGATTATTTCGACGCAAAATCTCCGAGTGACAGCGATATCTACAGCGTCGATTTTAGCGATTGGCTCAGCGTTGATACAATAACAAGTGCAACAGTTACAGCGAATCCTTCGGGATTAACTGTTGGGACGCCTGTTGTTGCGAACGGTTTAGTAGCAGTTGAGATAAGCAATGGCGCTGACGGGACGCAGTATATTGTCACATACGCTATAACAACGCTCACGGGACGCTCAATACAACGGTCTGTTAATCTACCCGTTGTTAATACATCTGATACTGCATATAATCTAGCAACAGTCGCCGCCGGAACGTATAACACAATTACAGTAAACTCGGCGGGTATTGTCACTGCGGCGTTTGTTGACACGTCAGGTAATTCTGCTGCAATCGCCGCTGAAACAACGCGGGCGGAACTCACTGAAATCATTAATCTAACCGGCGCGACACCGTATTCGTATTCAACGGTTGGTAACGTTATTACTGAGATTATCAACGGTGTTACTGTTACAACAACGCTGAACAGTAACACTATCGTAGCAGTATACGGTAGCCCTATTAATCAAACATGGACAACTACTATTTCGGGTGCGTCTATTACAACAGTCAGGACTAGTTAATTATGCCCGTTGCATTATCAGTACAAACCGGAACTTGGACTGTCGGTCTAGCCGGCACGTTGCCGGCATTGAGTTCCGGCACTAATGCGATCGGATCGGTCACCGTCACGTCTATTCCAGCAGTTACCCAGTCAGGAACTTGGACTGTCGGTCTGGCCGGCACGTTGCCGGCATTCGCCTCGCCGCCCGCTGTCGTGCAGTCCGGCGCTTGGACAGTCGGTCTCACTTCGCTACCGGCATTAAGTTCCGGTACTAATGCGATCGGTTCTGTCACTGTCACGTCTATTCCAGCAGTTACCCAGTCCGGCGCTTGGACAGTCGGTCTCACTTCGCTACCGGCATTAAGTTCCGGTACTAATGCGATCGGTTCTGTCACTGTCACGTCTATTCCAGCAGTTACCCAGTCAGGAACTTGGAATATTGGTTCAATAACAACGCTGCCGGCATTACCAACCGGCTCAAATATCATCGGAGCAGCTACAGCGAGTTATACTGGACTGTCATTAACCCCTGCTGTAACCGCAGTAGCACATGCAACTAATACTACGATCGGAAGTTTACTAGCGCTTGCAACAACGTTAACGTCAGGTTTGATTCAAAGCGTTGTGTGTTCGTTTAACTCTGGTATTATACCGACGCTTGACATTATATTTTTCAGAGCATCACCGACATCAACAACAGTAACAGATGCTTCTGCTGTTGCAGTTAACGTTGCAGACGTTGCGAAAATCATAGGCATTATGCATTTAACGGATGCATCATTGGTCGGTGCTTCATCGCCGTCTATAGTCCAAGCGCAATCACAAGGACTGGAATTTGCTGGACTCTCTGGTAATATCTATGCGATCATAGTTAATCGCGGCGCATCTGTAACGCTCGGATCAACGACTGATCTTAATATCTATATCAATATCGTGCAATAATGCTGCAACAACGGACAAATAGGCCGCGCCCAGTTTTGGATTTTAATCCGGTTGCAGGAACATACAAAGTCGGGTTTAATGGATTGTTACAGTCAATACCGTTAAGTAGTCTAGTTACGTTCACAAGAGCCTCCGGATCATCGGTTTATAACTCCGCTGGTATATTAACAAATATTACAACAAACGTTCCGGCATTAGATTATAGTCCTGCAACACTTGCTCCACAGGGTCTTGCGATATTTGGACAAGCTGTTAATCTCTGTTTGCAGTCAGGGAATATACAACAGTCGGCAGGGTGGCAATGCTCCTGCACAAGTGCTGTTGTCGGTGCAACGGCTCCGGATGGCACATCAACGGCTACCACAATTACAATAGACGGTTCCACAGATGCAGTTTATCCAACGACGCCAATTACTGTTGTTGCATCGACTGTTTATAATTTCTCGTTTTTTGCCGAACTCGGAACGATGCTACAATCTGAGTTTACGTTTGCTGTTTACGATGCTACAAACTCCGCATTTATAACGTCAACAGCAACTGCAACGTTGACGACAACAGGCTGGACTAGAGTAAACTATACTTTCACAACACCAACCGGATGTGTATCGGTCCGGCCTTACGTTTATCGTAGCACTGGTGTTTCCGGTCATACTCTGATAGTGTGGGGTGCACAGCTTACCGCAAGTGCAACGGTCTTTCCGTATATCCCAACTACAACAACATCAGTAACACGTGCGGTCGATGTAGTAAATCTCAATAGTAGTTTTTTTCCGACACTTGGTAAAACCGGTATGACTTTCTTTGCTGACGTAATTTGGCAACAACCTGCCGCCAACCAAGGGCAAGGCTATATTTTCGAAGTTGATGACGGTACATATAATAATCGCTGCTATTCCGTTTTAACCGGTATGTCAAATACGTGGGTAATTATTTCTAACGCTACACTCATCGGCTACGCTAATCCTAGCACAAACTATACCCCTGGTGTTCCGATACGATTTGGAGAGTCGTGTAATAATGGTAGTTATGCTGCTGCTACCAACGGTCTAACAAGCGTCGGACCGAATGCGGTGACTGGTAAGCTTCCGTTGATGAATCAAATGCATTTTGGCTCCTCAAATACCACTGGGAATGCACCGCTTAATGGTTGGTTGCGGCGTCTAGTCGCATATTCATATGCAATGCCTCTACAACAACTAAAGTTTTTATCAACCCCAGGATCGGTATTACCATGACACCCGATGGCTACTACGATTACCTGTACGAGACAACAAATCTCGTGCTCGCATCAACTGTTGTCGAAGCATTACAAGACTCGGCGCATCTAGCAAATATGCTCGGCAATCTGATTTCTCTTGATACAACAGTTGTCGTCAGAGGTTCACCGGGGATAGCTGCATATTCGTACACTGATCCCGAGGCGGGATCAGTTATCACCGTTCCTGCGGTTGGTGATCCAGCAATTTTGTATTTCACCGTGCGCACAACCGTTCCGCCCGAAGATTTAGGGTTCGATCCGTGCGACTACGGTTTGGTTCCAAGTGATCCTTTAGTTAACAATGCCGTACTTGGAGTGTGGGCGTGGTAACACAACAATCTACTGATCAACTTGTTGCATTCACTGAGTATCGCGCCGCGAAAATCATGATTGAAGATTTGTTGCGAAAAATGAACGAAATTACTCTGCGATTATCTAATACTGCACCGGAAAAAACAAATGGACTCATTAATAATCACGCTCGCAAATAGCGTTCTAACGACGTCAGGTGCAGTCGGCGCATCGTTGATTTTTGTAATAGTTGTACTGATCGCTTGTGTCAAATATCTGATCAGCAGACTAACTGCCGCCGAAAAAATAAACGCCGAAAAATGTGCTGCGTGTAACGCGTGTAGGCGGGAGATGTCAGAGCAAATCACCAGTGCTCAAACTCGCGTTGGCGAAATGCAACACGCATTGACAGATCATACCGGGGATTTTGCGCAAACGTTGATACGGATCGCCAACACATTTTCCGAATTACTCGCTAAAATTCAGAAATAAGTTCAATAGTTCCAATGCTCATAGGCTATATAAGCATAGGGAAAAACATAATGAGCAACAATTCAGATTACCTATTCAGCGCACATACACCAACAGATGATACTACAATAGTCATTGATGCAGATGATACAACGTGTGTTGTGATCGTCGGTGACCAGCATATCCGAATCCCATTGGATCAGTATCACGCTGTTGTTTCTAAACTGAGTGAGATTGATAATCTGTTATACACGGCGGGAATCCTTTCAGAATGATCACAGTAGCATCCTTTATCATGAGCGTTGGCACCGGAATCCTCGCTGGCATTCCCGCTACAATCGCACTAACCCCGTCTGTCAAACGTCTTGTAACACAAGCGTCTGTATCAGCGTCTGTTATAGAGCATCGTGCATCAGCGTCTGTAGCAGCGTCTGTAGAAAATGTTCACAAAATGTTTGGTGAGGATTATTCAGCACTTGAAACTCGCATCGAAGCGTTAGAAAAAAGCATCGGAAAAAACGTTGATCTAAGCGATTTTGAAAAACGTTTGAAAGAATGCGAGAAAAATATTAGCCCTTTTGTACGCTAAGGAAAAACAATATGCTAGCATTGATTCCAATATTAGCCGGATTGATTCCTGATGTCGTCAAATGGATTGCCGGCGACCATGCCGGGACTGTTGCAACAGCAGTCACTGATACTGTCGGGAAAGTTGTTGGAAGTGTTGATCCGACCGTGGTTACGCAATTTATTGCCGATCCGCAGAAAGCTGCCGAGTTGCAACTCGCATTGGCAAAAATCGGTGCTGATCGTGAAGCCGGGCAACGTGCCGATGATCTCGCGACATTGCAGGCAACGTTATCAGATAATGCTAGTGCTAGAAATCGCGAAATCCAGTTGCGAGATTGGATGCCGGGTATTCTTGCAGTTGGGACTACATTAGGATTTTTCGGATTATTGTCGGTATTTGCTTTTGTCATTATTCCCGTTGCCAATGCATCGGTTCTTAATATTCTGATTGGATCGCTGGCCAGTGGCTTCGGTTGCGTCCTGCAATACTATTTCGGTAGCAGTGTCGGTCAGCAGCGGTCAACGGAGTTGTTACACAATAGTATTCCAGTCGATTCAGTAGATTCGAAAAAAAAGTGAATCAGAAAATGACAATGACAGCAATGGCCGAACAAGATATTTTCGACACGTGTTACAACTTTACTGCAAAATGCGAAGGCGGTTGGTCAAACAACGCTTGTGATCACGGTGGCGCAACTAATCGCGGAATCACTTTAGCGGTGTGGCGCGCTTATAATCATGATCAAACGTTGACAGCAGACGATCTCAGTAACGCTACTGAAGACGATGCTAAAGCGATTTATGCTAAAAACTATTACAACTATTTTGTAGCGTTGCCGGCAGCATTACGTTTGAGCGTAGTTGATATGTCGTTTAATTCCGGGGTAACACGGGCAGCAGAATTGTTGCAACGGACCGTTGGTACAAAACCCGACGGACAAATCGGTGCGGTGACTTTAGCGGCTATTGCAAAACATGATGCGAAATTGTTAGTCAATAGTTACGCTGCAATATGCAAAGCATTCTATATTTCACTGGATCAACCTGTGTTTATAAACGGTTGGGAAAATCGTTGTGAAAATAGACGCAAAGCATCGCTGGCACTATGTTAGTATGATTCTGTAGGTTTCGTAGGAATCTGATAGACGACGATGAATAAAATAGTAGCCGGGATATCCCGGCTATTAATTTTTGTTTTTAACGATAACCTTTAGTGTTTAGAACGGCTTCACAAGCGGCTTTACCAACGGCGTTCCATCGAAACTGCGGAACAAGTTTTCCACCGTTGGTTGAAGTAGTATATGTTTCTTCACCGTGAGCAGAAGTCTTCAGATGCTTACAATGCTTTCCGGCAACTGTTGCGGACAGATTAGAGTATTGCTTTACAATATCCGACATCTGATAGCTATGTTGCACCGTTGGTGCTGGAATAGTAACACCAACCTCGCTTAGAATATTTGAGGCAATCGCTAGTTTGGCATTTTCAGATAGCGACGGAAGCGCATCGTAGAGTATTGAAATTAGATCGCGGGCGACGGTTAGGTTACCTGACGATTGTGCAGCAGCAGCTACGCCAGCCGTAGTTGCATTCGGTGTGACGTAGGCACCATGTTTACGGATAGACGGTAAAACCGTTTCCACCAACCACACCTCGAACGCTTCGGCGGCGGGAAGGTTGGAACGGAGAATAAGACGGTAGACATCTGATTCGGGGATCAGTTTGGTCTGAGATTGTAGGGGCGGTGAAACGCCGCCCCCAACATCTTGTGCTCGCTTGCAGTGTCTTGCTACTGCATCTACTGTGTCTTTATATCCCAGGATCGTTGCAACGTCCTTCGCTACAAACAGCGGTTCACCATTACGCTCAACAATACGAACGGTGTTGGTATCAAAATCAAAAACGGTAATGTTACTCATTTTCCTAATAACTCCAATGTAATAGTTAAAAAAATAGTCTCGCAAAGTGGTTCCAGCACCTTACGAGACTATCGACTATTTTCAACATTGGAAGGCGTATTATAACTGTTGCGCCGGTATGTTGTCAAAATCTATTTCGATTGTCTTCTGAATGCTGGAACCATTCACGAGACAGATTCTAACGCAACAACGCCTCGGTTTGCAATATTTTATATTCCTTCCGCAACTTTTCGGATCAACTCCTGACGGACGGCTTCTGCTAGTTCTTCGCGTTCTTCATCAGATGATTTTCGCCCGAGTAGTTCTTGGACTGCCCATTGCACAATCCTGCCGCGCAAATCCGATTGCGGAGTCTGTATCGGGAGTCCTTGCTGCATCGTCGGCGCTGACGTTCTCGGCTGACGGTGTTGCACAGTTTCCGGACCATCTTCTTTCCGGAATCTGGCGTATAATGCCCCCGGTGTGATGCCGAACTCCGATGCGAGCGTTTGGATGGATTTGACATCACGTTGAGCGATGATAGATACCCACTGCTCCTCGGACAATCTTCTGCGACGATCGGGTGGCGGTTGCGCGAATGATGGGGCAGGGGGTTGCACAGACGGTTCCTGGGCAACGCTTGGTTGATCATCTGGTTTATCGTCGGGAGCAGGATCGTGCACAAGTTCCCCGGGCGGTAGATAACGGTTTTTCGGCGGCCTACCCACTGTGATGTTCTCCAAAATTTGTTCAAAAGCGTTGATCAAATAGCGTCTCAACAGGAGTCTGATGACATTCCTGGGGATCATGGCTGATATGATGATAAAGCATTGGTGATAATGGCTTTGCCCATGATCGAAACGATTCTGTGATCATGATGGGCAAATCCATCGGTAGTGATATCGAAACTGTTTCTCCAAATACTTCAGCATGACCGGCTGGCGCGTCGGCTGGCTGATCCTGCCCGAGGACCTGGTGCGCCCGGTGGAGTGCCTGGCGCAAAACCTGTTCATCAGCGCCCCGCACATCTCCCAGATCGCCGCCGAGGCGGCGTTCGACTGCCACGACGAACTGCAGGCCAACGTGGCGCGCTACCGCCGCTCCCGCGAGCACCTGCTGCGCGCGCTGCCGGAAGCGGGGTTCGATCGCCTCAGCCCGGCGGAGGGCGCGTTCTACCTGTTCGCCGACATCGCCGAGCGCTCCAACGACAGCGTCGCCTTCTGCGCCCGCATGCTGGCGGAACTGGGCGTGGCTGCGACGCCGGGCGTGGATTTCGACC